AAGAGACAGGACTTATACCTATCAGACGTAGAAGCCGGGTCTGGATTATGAACGTAAAGCACACCCGCCCAGCGGATAGGGTCATTCTTATCCTCATCCGTGCCCTGATTGCGCACATAGGTCGGGCGCGTGGTCAGCGTATCCCAGTCCGTACCGGAAGGGATTTCCCCCGGCGCTACCGCCTCATCAACAGCTTTCTTCGCATAATCGTCGATGACGCCGCGTCCATCTTTCAGCAAGGCGATGAAGTCTAGGAGGCCGGGTATGCCGGCGGCGTTTGCCATTGCCTGCACGATGGTGGTGAATCCCTCAGCGGCGGAGATAGGGACAGAATCAGACCAGCCGCTTCCTTCGAGGTATAGCCAAGCTGGCCCTGGTTCGACGGTGATGGTGAAGGTTCCGTCCGTATCTACGCGGCGCGGAGATGAAGTGATAATCGAATTTCTACCTGCGCGGTAGACAGGCGCTTTGACTGACACTACGACTTCGCCTTCTGGTGGGTTTCCAGTAACGTCAGTGATTTTTCCGGTGAGGTTAATTGCCACGGGTTTTATCCTTTCTCTACCTTGCCGGTGGTGATGTTGATAAGTGCCCAGCCCGGTTTAAGGGTGGGTTTTGTCCCGGTGCCGTCCCACCACAAAAGCAGTGGGTATCCGGTGAGGTCGGGTGGCGTGGATTGCTTTTCTAGGGCAGCTACCCGCTTAGAAAGGTTGGAAGTTCCTTTGTTTGCGGAGTCTGCTTGTGCGGCGATGTGGGCGAAGGCTTTACCCGCTTCATTGCCGGTGTGCTCGGCTTCGGTGACCAGGTTTTCGGCGTTGTGGCGCCCGTCGATGGTGTAGTTGCGCTCTACCCCGTCGCCACTGTTGGGGTTAATGCCCATCGTCTAGCTCCTCCATTGCTTTCAGACGCTCTAGACGCATGGCTTCGGCAGCAAGCTGGGAAAGCTCCAAAGTGCTAAGCCCATCGAGCGTCTTTGGTGCCGGTGTGGTGGACTCGGCACGTGCGCGCTTCTGGTTAATGGGTATCCATGCGACCTGCTCGCCCGGTGTGCCGGTGCCGCCGAGTGGGTCGAGTTTCACCGCTGGGCCAAGCGCCAGGGTCGCGTCGTACAGGCCGGGCTTCGTGAACTTGCCGGTGAGGGTGCCGTTGTGCCGGTGTAGTTCAATACCGGGCGGAAGGTATCCCTCCACGATGCGCACACCACGACGGTCAGCACCCGGAATCTGGAAATCCAGCCCCTCGCCCACCGTGGCACGCTTGCGGTCACTATCAGTGGCGAAATCAACCGCCCACCCAAGCGTGATAGTCTCCGGCTCCCCCACCTGAAAGCGAGCGCCAAGGTCGTCGAAAATATGCCGCGCCACAGCAGACTCACGCCCCTCCGGCACAACACCTAGGAACAGTCCCGCGTATGGGTGCTCCGACTCCGGTACTTCCGTCGGCACGATATAGCGGTAATCCATCTTTATCCTCCCTTAGTCACGGCCAGCCTGCCGATAACAGCGCGAATATTCTCCTTGTTCGCCTGGTATAACTCGCCCGGCGACGCCAACGACGCGTAATCACCAATGCGCAGCGTCCAGCCCACCTCATTGCCGGGCTTAGAAGTCCACGTCAGACCAGACACGTAAGCAGCCCAAACCACGCCCCAGGCGGTGACGCCGATGGTGTCGCCCAGGTCGAAATCACGACCCGGCAAATACGGGTCGGGGCTATCAATGGAGAACTCGGCACTAATGCCGCCCTCCGTCTCCTGCTTCGCCTGCCATGCTTTCTGCAAAGACTCCACCGTGTTGGCTTCACCAGTTTTGGAGATAGCCGTGAAACGAGACCGGCCATAATGAAACTGCCTATTACGGTCCACGTACTCGTTAAGGACAAACAGGCGGTCAGCAGACATTTCCGCCACCAGCTCACCCGCGCCCTTAATGCCCTCTGCGATAGGAGGACCAATACCAGGAATCGCAGCCACCGCCGCAGCAATAGCCGTCTTAATACCGATATTCGCAGCCTTATTCACTATGTCCGGCGACTTACCACCCACCAGCCAGCGGTGATCCGTTGACTTACGCAGAGTTACGTCCGGGGCGTCCATGAGTGTGTAGACCACCCACGGGCGCCGCCCATCACTGTTCCTAATATCCACGTCCGCAAACTCGGTAGTAGACGTAATGTAATCGTCACTGCTAATCGTTCGTTTCAACTGGCGGAAAGCCTGCCCCACGATTCCGGCCGCGCCCGTGACCGTGGCCCTCGGGGCGAAGTCAATAATCGTCGTCGGCAACGACAACGTGGCATACGACGGGAAAGGCTGCGGGTCACCCGGAAGCCACAGCCACGCAAACGGTTGCACACCAGCCGCCGCCCACGTCGCTTTAAGCAAGTCCCAGGCGTTATCCCAACGTGCCGATACTACGCACCATTCGGAGCGATTGCCTGACATGACTGGGGAGCAAATCACCGGGTGCATAGATGGGTTAAACCCGCGCCACTGGGCGGGGTCCGTGTAGCCAGCCGTCCACGAGAACATGCTGTCTAGAAGACTCGGCTGCTGATACCCAATAAGGTTACGGCCAATGAGTTTGCGTGAGACTTTTTCGGCGCTGCCGTCCTGGCGGTCTTCCCACTGCAGCTGAACTACTTTGCTGCGGTTGGACGGGTCCGCCCACAGTGGCAAGTGCTTCAAATGCTCCATCGAGTCCACACCCGTAAGCTCAACCTCGGCGGGGTTACCCTGCGGGTCACCACCACGCGGGTTGATTTCCAGAATGCGGTAGCAACGCCGTTTAAGACCGGGGCGCTCCACGACAACATGCACCGCGCCGTGAATAAGCGCGTCCAAACTGCCGCCCTTATCGAGGTTGCGCAAATCGTCACGCAGTAGATAGTCCACCACAGGATTGACCACACCCGGCGAAATCTCACCCGGCAAGGTCATGGACATGTTGCCCACGTCCGCGAAAATGCCACCCCACTCGGCTTCCAGCCAGTCCTCAATATCGAGTACTGGTTCCCAGTTCTTGTCGTACAGGCCGACGTACTGCCCGTGGGTCTGCATGACTGCCTCGCGGTGGGCCTTATGCTGCGACCAGTCAACCATGTGTCACCTCCACGGAGATAGGTAACGCGGGGTCACCTCTAGGGTCAGACCCGCGCCCAACTGAAAATCATTCTTTGCGTGTGGCTGTAGGGTCTCCCCCACGAGCACGCCGCGCAGCGACGACCAGGTTCCGGTATCGACGTTGCCGTCCTCGTCGGTGACCTGGCCTTGCATGCCGCGCTCCAAATCAATCCACCGAGTGCCCGGGCCCTGCGCCAAACTGACACGCAGACCACTCGGCAAGGTGAAACTGGTGGAGCGGCCATCCCATTTCAGGCGAAGTTTCGGCGGCAGGTCTCCGGGAGTCGTCACAGTGACGTTACCCGTGTATGTCCTAATACCCCCAGACCAGTACCCGTCAAGGCACTTATACCGAACACTATCTTCAATAAGGCGTGTCCCTGACGGATCTAGCTCAACCTCGCCGAAACCATCCAACCGAACACGCGCCTCACGGTTACCACCATCACGCGCCACGACCTTCAGCTTGCCGTCCTCAAAATAGGACCACGAATTACGCCAATCCCGCAACGTCTCCATCACCGAATCATCAGGCCCCGGACGAACAACAACATCCAACTCGCCATCAAACGCCGGAAACTTCGACCCTGTCACACGAGAACCGTAACGAGTGACCGACCCCGACGAGGAAAAATCCACCTCACCGAAGCCGCCACCAAAACCGCTCTCTTTAAGCACGACGCGCTGTTCATCCGCTTCCGCATCAAGCATCGAGTGCAAGATGAACGTCTCGCCAGGGCGATGCGGCGCAGTATAGGTGATTTTGTAGCCAGGCTCCTCCGGCATAGTGAAACCGGAGTATCCAGACCCAAACCGCACAGGATTCACCATTTACATCGCACCTCCCCTAGTCGTGCCAGCCACAGCCACGCTCGTACGGCGCCGCAGCTTGCCAATCTCCTCGGTATTAATCGTGACTTCGTCTTCGACCTTGTCCACGCGCTTACGCAGCACCTCCTGTCCCTCAAGGTTGACCACAAGCGTCATCCCATCATCAGACTTGAGTCCGCCGCGCTTAATGTCACGCCACTGGTCGCCGTTAAATACCGGCTCCGGCTCATTCGACAGGTTCACGGCAATGCCACCAGGCTTCAGCCAGCCGCCCTGGTCGAATACACCAACCTTGTTCAGCAACTTCTCGGCATTACCCATCTGCTGCCCATAGCGGTCAGGGAAGGCAGAAACCTGAACCTTCTGCGCAGCAGCTCCCGGGTCCATCGCGTGATAGTCGAAGCCCTTCAGCTTGTCGAAGAACATGCCGGCCGAATCATACGGAGTCATGCGCTGCTTAACCGTGCCCCACGCGCCGTTATCACGCTGCTGGAAAAGACCCACAGAATCGTAATCCGAACCAACAGCATCGTGACGGTACTTCAACGACTCCGGCACAGCACGGTTCGCCCACATCTTCAGCGGGTTACCCGACTCCACCAAAGCGGTTGCAATGCCAATCTTCGCGGCCAGCTTATCCAGCCTCATGTCCTTCGCCTTGCGAGCAATCTCACCAGCAAAGAAATCAGGGCCCCACGTTGGGCCTTTTTTCTTCTCCGGTTTGGGCGCTGCAAGCTGCGGGTCCTTAGCCATCTTCGCCGGAGACAACGACGTTGCCGCATCGGACTCAATCGCTTCGGCGTTCTTCGCAGCCACATTGGTGCGCGGCTGCTCCTTAACCTCCTTGGTGGTGACGATACTCTCGCCACTTGGCAGCAGGTCCTTGCCCTTGGTGGTCAGCAGCTTCTTAATGGTGGAATCTTTCATGCCGAGCATGTCGAAAATTCCGTCCACCGCGAAGTCCAAAATCGACTGGTCACCCAAGCCCTTGGCGGCAGTGGCCTTAGCCGCGTCCTCCGGGGACAGTGCGACCGTGACCGTATTCTCGCCAGTGCTACCAGTAGTGGTTTCATCGGCACTCACAGAGACGGGCACGCCGTCAATGGTCATAGTACTGCCGTCCGGGATGGCATTCTGGTCGAGGATTTTGTTCATCTTCGGCGGCTTCGGCGGCTTAATGGTTTTGTAAAAGAACGTGTCGAAATAGGAGTCCCACGCGCCAGCAGCGCGGCCACCAATCTGGCCGTTACCACGAGCACCGCCCATTTCTACGTTCGTACCATCTGGCAGCGTAGAAGCGGTGTGACCGCCGCCGGGGCCGCCGTTCTTGAAGCCGATTCGCAAATCGCCTTTCTTGCCGCGACCGCGATGGAAAGCATGCGAGGACAACCACGCGGCCTCGTCCATCGTGGCGAATTTACGTGGGAACGGATTCATTCCGCTGGCAAGCGCGGCGAACGCCGAAGCGGTGCCAGAGCAGTCACCCCAGTTCGACCCACCAAACACATATGGCGCACCCTCGAGAGAGCGTGACGCCTGATAGCCCTTGACGCGGGCTCCTTCCGCAAAAGCGCGAAGTTCCTTAGCCGTGATTCCGCCGTTGGCGAAATACTGAGTCTTAGCCGGCGCTACTTGGGATGCCGTGCCCGGTTCGACCAGATTTCCCTTCTTATCTAGGACAGTCAGGCCGAAAATGTCAGCGGTCTTGGCAAGAACCTGGGTAGACCGCTTCCGCTTCGACTTCGCTAGCGGGATGTAGGACTCACCGCCGGTTTCCGGCTCCGCCCAAACACGCCACTCACCACCTCGAGCAATCTGCGCCTTATGCTGCTCCTTCGAGCCACCGTTAGCGTAGCGCTCCAGCTTGTCGATACCACCGTCGATGTAGGCGCGGGTGATGCCGCCCTCCGCCATGTAGACGCCGCCGTTCGAGAACCCAATCATGCCGCGAATCTTGTCCGGCATAACCGAACCAATAGCATTCTCAACCTGGCCAAACATCGACTTAATACCATTAATCAAGCCATTAATGATGTTCTTACCGGCGTTAACCAGCCACGTACCAGCGGAAGCGAATACGCCCTGGACCTTGCCCGGAATCTGGCCGAGCACGCCCATCATCTCGCCAATCTTGTTGCGAACCGTGCCAACCATACGGCCAATAGCCTGTCCAAACGAGGCGGCCACCTGCTTCGCGTTCTCGAAGATGGCCTTAAAGAAGTTCATCGCCGAGTTGATAACGCCATGGACGATGTTGGAAATCGCCTGGCCCATCGAGCTGAACCGATTACGGATATTTGAGAAATTACCCGTCAGAACGTCCGCCAGCAGGCCGGCCGCGTTACGGAAGAAATCCCACGCGGGCTTAATGACTCCATTCCACACGTTGGAGATAAGCGAACCCATCGTGCGGAACGCGCCGCCAATCACAGCGGTGAAAATTGGCACGACAAACGACGCCACCGACTGAACCACCGACATGAACAGTGAGAGGACGGGCTGAATCGCCCCAGACCACACAGCAGAAATGACGCTGCCAACGAACTGGATAGCCGTCCAAATACCGTTAAACGCCGCAGACACAACAGAGCCCAAAACTTGGAAGCCCGTCATCATCACGTCAACAATCGGCGCAATCCAGGTTTGGTAAAACTCACCAAAGCCCTGGGTGAACTCCGACCACTTATCTTGCATGGCCTGCCAGGCGCCAACTGCAATGTCTTTCAGTACACCGAACGCAGTACCGATAAAGCCGACAACCGGAGCAATCCACGTCTGATAGAACTGGCCGAAACCCGTGGTGAACTCTTCCCACTTGGCCTTTACAAAATCGACAACAGTAATAAAGGTGTCCCGAATTGTAAGTATTTTTTGCACAATCGGGGAGTCTTCTTCTACGCCAAAAGCATTACGCAATGCTCCTGTGAAGTCGCCGTTAACGAGAAGGTCTTTGAAACCGACCATTGCATCGCGGGCTTTCAGGAACATGTTGACAATAGGATTGTCTTCCTCCACACCAAAAGCGTCTCGGAGAGCCCCCGTAAAATCACCGTTGACGAATAAATCCTTTAAGCCGCTAAAGGCGGTCTTTACCCACTCAATACCAGCCTGAAACTTCTCAACAACCCAATCCCAGCCAGCGCCAAGTGCCTTGGTAAACGAGTCCCACATCTTGCGGCCCGTTTCCGTCTTGGTGAAGAAGACGACCAAGCCCGCAACCAGGGCAGCAATAGCCGTGACCACAAGCATGATTGGGTTTGCAGCCATCACCATGTTGAATGCCGCCTGCACACCGGTCATCAACTTCGTAACACTAGATAGGCTCTTGAACCACTTAATCAAACCGCCAGCGGCAATAATCTTCTGCTGGAAAGCAACCGCCGCCAGCCCACCGGCCACAACAGTCAGCCCAGTCCCCAACGGCAGCAGCCAATCCTTACTCTTCTGCACCCACTCGGCAAACCCTTTCACCGCGCCCAAAGTGAACTCAAAAGCACCCTGAGCACGGTCCAAAGCCGGGACTAAAGAATCAAAAATCTTCGTCGCGATAGGCTCCAACGCCAGCATCGCCTGGTTCTTAAACTGGTCCCACCGTTCGGAGAAATCAGCAGTCTCCTCCGCCAGTCCCCCAATCGTGTCCGAGGTGGCACCAGTCGCATCCATGAAATCATCCACAGACAACGTGCCGGTCTTCACCGCATCCACAAACTGGGCGGCACCACGAGTGCCAAAAATACCGGCAGCCATATCAATCGCAGCTGCTTCGTCACCGGCGTTGATAAGCTCCTCGATACTGCCGATCGTTTCTTTCAACGCCTCCGGCGCATCGCGCCCCTCAGACGCAAACTCCGCCAGCGCACGCTGCATCGACTGCAGCGTCTTATCCGCATCCAGACCAGCCTTATCCATCTGGCCCACAAGCGCAGCAGAATCAGCCATCGAGAACCCGAACCCGCGCAAAACGGGGCCAGCCTTCACCGCCGACTGCGACAACTCAGTAATCGTCAACCCGGTCGCCTGCGACACTTGGAACAGCTCATCCAGCGCGGCCGGCATGTCTTTCGCCTCGATGCCAAAGCCAGACATGGCCTTCGATACCTCGTTGATGTCCGCATCCACGCCGAGGTTCTGCAGCTGCATGAACTGAGCCGTCATCTTCTCAAGCGGCTCACCAGTCAACCCCAGGCGTGTATTCAGATCCGCCAGCGTCGAGCCAATAGCCCCCATGTCGGAGCCGACGCCAATGGACTCGCCAGCGACCTTGCGCATCGAGCCTTGCAGCTCCTCAAACGCAGCACCACTAGCACCAGTGCCTGCACGAATCGTGTCATACGCGTCATCAAACTGGGCACCAATGTCATACGCGGCCTTACCAGCCGCGCCGACAGCACCAACTACCACGGCACCGGCGGCGGCAATCTTGCCCAGAGAGACCTCAAACCCCTGGCCCTTGCCGTCGGCGTCAGCCGCGGCGTCGCCAAACTCCCGGGTTGCACCGGTGGCTTCGTCCGTGGCATTCTCGAGGTCTTTCTGCGCCGTGGCGAGAGAATCGGAGGCACGCTTCGATTCCGCCATGGCCTTTTCGACGCCGCGCTCTGCCTTCTCAACATTCTGCGCAGCAGTCTCAACCTTGGCGCGCTTGGTGAACACGTCACCTTCAGCCTTAGCCAACTGCTCCGAGCTGGCCTTGCCGGACTTCTTCATGTCCGCCAGCTTCGACTCCGCAGCTTCCAGCTGCTTCGCCGCAGCCTGAGACTTCAACACCTCAGAGTTACGCTTCGCCTCAGCATCAGCCAACTCCTCCGAGGATTTCTTAACGCGGTAATTCGCCTTCTCGACCTTCGCCGCTGCATTGTCGGTGCCCTTGGAGATGCCCTTCTCGATGGAGTCGCCGGCCTTCTTCGCCGCCTTCGATGCAGGCGCTAACAGTTGCGACTGCAGCTCTTTATTGATGCCAGACAGCGACACCGTTGTTGGCAAGACTGCATAGCCTGCTGCGCTCATTAGGAAACCTCCATCAAAAAGAGCCGCAGGGGTTATCCTGCGGCGTTAAACTCCCTGGCTCGCTCACGAGCCCGTTGCATTGCAATTTCGCGCTCTTTGGCGCGACGCTCACGCTTAAGCTGCTCCCAGCGTGGATGCTTTTGCTCAGTCAGACTTGACCAAATATCCATCAGGACCGAAGAAATCTCACTGACAGGTGGACGGTCTTGCACCACGGAGTGAAACAGGGACTCCGGCGGCAAATGCTCCGCAAGCAACAGCATGCGGCGCAGGGTCATGCGCGACGCGCCCCCACTAGGGCGGTAGAAGTCGCGGTAATCCAGGTGGTAGAAGCGTTGAAAATCAACCTCTACCAAGTCCTCATGCTGCGCGATGAGGTACAGCAGCCTTATTTTCCCTGGCGGCGCTCACCCCACGCCTCAAACACCTGGCGAAATTCCTCAACAGACAGGCCAAGGTCAATGAGTTTAAAGACCTGGTCTTCACCGATGATGGCTTCAAGTACGCTCGGAATGTACTTCTGTGCGTAACGCTCGTGGAACACGAACATCATGCCGGCCGGCGCTGCTTCACGAGTCCAGCGATCTTCAATCTCAATTTCTTCGCCATCTACATCGATGGTGAAGGTGGGGTATTCGATGTTCTCGTCTGGGGTGTCGGTGGTGGTTTCTTCGAGGGCTTCGGCCTGGGCGCCGGTGGCGTCCTTTGGGTCGATGTTGTCGTTCTTTTTCTTGCGAGTAGTCATGGCAGACCCTTTCACATTGAGTTGTTTAGTAAGAAACTTGGGCAGACCAATTGAGTGGAGGGGTAGGGGCGGTCTGCCAAAAATCTCCCCTACCCCATCGCACTACTGCGAAGCGCCAGACTCAGACTCGGCATCAGCGCCGCGAGACGGAGCCTCCTCGGCAGCGTCGCCAGTGTCGTTCTTCTCCTCGGAGAAACGAATGACCTCGGGCAGCTCATCCGGGGTATCGTCACCACGCAGGCGCAGGTAGTCATACAGTGCGCCGTACTGGTCCTTGCGAATCTCAGCCTTAAACTGAGTTACGGAAGCACCATCATCGTTACGCTCATTACCAGAATCTGCGTACACCAGAGCACGGCGGCGAGAAACATCAATGTAGATGTCACCGAAGCTGTTGGTGGTCTTAAACGCGATGAACACCTCGGCGGGGTTCTCCGGCGCCATAAGAACACCAGGCTCGCCCTCCTTGAACTCAGAGCCCGGCCACAGCAGTGGGAAAGTCACGTCGTTCATTTCGAGCGCGTCGAAACCACGGACGTCCTTCTTGAATTTGTTATTCAGCAGCTGCAGCACGCCACCAAACGAGTTGATTTCAGTGCGGTCAACCTCCGGCTCCTGGGTGATGGCGGAACCATCGTTGAGAAGGCCTACGAACTTCCAGACCTTCGGGTCAAACGAACCATCAAGGCCAATCTTCGGGTCAGATTCGGTAGAGGTGTAGACCTCCGCGTCCTTCCAGACATCAATCATCCGGGCGCGGTCAGTTTCCAGGGTCTGGGTGCCCTGGTCAGTGTTAGGGGTAGTCATTTAGGAAAGTCCTTTCTTAGTTGAAGCAGCCACGACCGTGACCGCAGCGACCCAACCCTTAACGTCCTCATCTTTCACAATGAGGAACGGGCCGGGGGAAATACGAAAACCCCCAACAGAGTGGGGGTTTAAAAGCCAAGCGTTAATCTCACTAGCTACACGTCGAACTTCTGGCTCAAACTTGCCGTACACGTTCACACGCACATTCTCAGTCGACGTAGCACGGCCCGAGCGTGGAAAACCATCACTCGACACCGTGACTACCGGGCCATCATCAACCGACCAGCCCTGCGGGATAGCCGCCGCAACCCTAATCGGCTTCGCCATCACGCCACGCAAAGCGCGGCGAATGACCTCCGGGGCATTACGCTGAATGAAGTAATCCAACTGCGTCACCTCGGGCTATAGCGGTGAACATCCAGGCCCTGCGACGCAGCGGCACGCGTCAATGTGCCGTGCTTTGCCTGCATAGCCAGGCCCTTCGCATGAGCCAACGTCACCAGCGCCACTGGGCGCCCCTGACGGTCAGTCTTCATCGTTACCGTCACCGGAACATCACCATCAACGGAACCAGCGACCGCCTGCGTCTTCGCCGCGAGTTGCGGGACAAGAGCAGCAAGATTCTTCTTGTACCAAGAATCCGGAATGTCCAAACGAGGTTTCCCAACCTTAGCCACTAGCCCTCACCCCTCACGCAATCAAAAACCACAGACGGGCGATGCCGCCTGTACACAGGACGACGATGCTTAGACCAATCCCACGCAGTAATACGCACCTGGTACCGCTCACCTCGCACAGTGACCTCATCACCATCGGCAACCTCAGTACCAGCCGGCGCCCACACGCGCAGAATGTCCTTCGTCCCCTGCTTGTCTTCATCCGACATCTCAGACAACGACAACGGCTGCACCGACCTCACCACAACCTCACGGTCAGGCGCGCCAGCAACCGGGTAACCATCATCATCCACGCCGCCCGCGGCACCATGAATTATGACTGCTTCGCTCACCATGCACGGACCTGACCCCTGTTAGGTAGACACCTGATATCC